GGTCTTGCGGACGTAAGCGTTGACCAGAGTGGCCTTGAGCTTGTCGAGGATGTCGGCTTCTTTGCGGAGTTCGTCGGCATCGCCCATCGTCATGCCCCACGGGTTGTGGATCATCACGAGCGCGTTGTCGGCAATCAGCGTTTCGTCGCCAGCCATAGCGATGACCGAGGCCATCGACGCCGCAAGTGCATCAATGTGAACGACTAAGCCGCCTTTGTGCCGACGTAGCGCGTTGTAGATTGCGGCTCCTTCGACAACTGATCCGCCGACAGAATTGATGCGGAGGTGAACACGCTGACCGGAAAGTTTTTTGAGTTCGGCAAGAAATGTTTTGGCGCTAACCCCACCAAAGCCGATCTCATCATAAATGGCAATTTCGGCTTCGCCGTCTGCGGTCTGTTGAATTGCATACCAGTGGCGCGCGTTCATTGCGCTTGCTGCGGTGTCAATGCGCTGCCGTTGTTTGTCGGCGGTGCAGGGTTGGGATTGAAAGTGGCAATGCTGTCGGCGCTGATGCCAAACTCGGCGGACAAGTCGGCCAGATATTTGGCCTCGACGGCGCGCTGGCGAAGCTGGTCTTTCCACTCAAGGCCGCGCTCGCTGTAGTCCTCGGAGTAAGTGCGCAGGCCGGCGCGGACATCGTTGAGGTTGGCTTGTGCTTCGCGTCCGTAGTCCACGCTTGCAGCCGCCGGGCGCTGCCATTCGACGCGCCACCAATTTTCGTTCTGCGGAATGAGGCCGCGCTGCATACCAAGCGTGATGACGTGGGCCCACACGCGGGAGCAGAGGCGGTCGATGAGCAGGGCTTGGCGCTGCTCAAAGGTGCGTTGCGCGCGAACCAACACGGCGCGCAAGGCCGCACCGCCCGCATCGGCGGGACGCGCGGCAAATTCCCACGGCACGCCGATGTTGAGGCAGACTTCTCTCAAGAGAAGGTCGCAGAAGTCGCGGAAGTTTTGCGTGGGGCGGTTGGATGTCCACGAGATCAGGTCTTCGCCCATGCCGAGGCGCGGGATGGCGCCGCCTGCGTTTCCGAGGCTTTCGACGGTGACCTCGCTGTTGTCTTGGCTGTTGACGGAGTGGGTCGCCTCGCCAAAGAAATCCGCGCCTTGCGGGTTGCTCGACTTGATGGCGAGGGCGATGTAGGAGGAAATTTTGAGCGCCATCTTCTCAAACGAGATGGCGTCCGACACATCGCGGAGGTGGTTGATGGACGGGGCGAGCGGCGTGACGTAGCGGAGCTCGTCGCCCTGGCTGGCCTCGCCAACGTGGATGAGTTGCTGCGCCGGGATGTCCTCAAAACGCTGCGCGGGGTCAACGCCGTCGCCAACCAGATGGCGGTAGAAGATCGGGCGTAGCTGCGGATTGACCACCACGCCGTCGATGATGTTCTGCGCGCCTTCGCGGGCGGTCGGGTTACTCGGCTCGTAGATCGAGGAGCGGGCATCGCCAATGCGGTGGGCAAGGATAAGTTGCAACGCGGGATACCCGGTCGATTGTGCCGTGGCGCGGAAGAACACTTCGCCGTCGCGGTCGATAGCGACCGAGGCGATGCGCTGCATCTCGCGCCAAGTGTAGCGGCCTTGGATGTCGGCCACGCGCGACCATTGCTCAAAGAAAGTTTCGGCGGCATTGTCCCATGCTTCATCTCCGCTGCGCGCCTGCGGGCGGATGCCTGTGCCTGTGGCGTATCTGGCCTTCTCGCAAATCAGCCCACGGACAAAGGGCATATTGTTGTAGACCCAGCGGCTCAACTTCATCAGCCGCTCGCGGTCGGCGCCGGATACGTCGATATGGCTGTCGGTCGCCGTGGCGTTGTAAGGGAATCGACGCTGAATCGAAGGCCGCGCTGCATCGTAGCTTTGCGCCTTGGGCGAGAATGCTTTCGTTACCAGTTTCCAGCGGTCGGCGAGTTTCATCAGTGCAGCGGGTAGTTGAAGGCCGCGATGGCGGTCTTGCTGGTCTTGCGTGTCAGCCAGAGTTCCAAATTGGCGGCGCTGAGATCCTTAATCTCTTTCCAGCAATAGAACGCCAGATCCGCGACGGTGCCTGCGGTCTGGTCGGGGGGCAGCGCGAAAGAGTAGCTCTTGCCCCCCATTGAGACGGAGGTGATGACCTTTCCGCCTTCCTTTGCAACGGTGAATTGGTTTGAGGCAATAGCCTCCAAAGCACTGACGGTTTTGGCCGCGTCCTTATTATTTGCCACCCAAACCGAAAAAACGAAGGAGCGCGGACTCATTATTCCGCTTGCTTGTGTCAAAGCGCCGCGCTTGACATTGCCTTGAAAAAGCCCCTAAATAGCGATGGCGAAACGAGGTGCAACTCGTCCCGCCATCTAACCTCAAACATGAGCGAACATGAATGAAGCTGACTCGACTGTAATGTCACGGAATGCGGCAGACAAGGACGCCATTCGGCGCGCCAAGGCCGCAAAATATAGGCGCGAGTGGCTTTCTCGTCTTAAGCAAGACCCTGAAAAATATGCTGCTTTTTTAGAGAAAGATCGGCAGCGATGTATTCTTAGGCAACAGCGCCTTGGAGACCAAATCCGCGAAAGGGACAGAAAGAATTACGCCAAAGATCCTACGCGCAAACTTGCGTCGGCAACTCGCTATTATCACGAAAACAAAAAAAGCGACCCTTCCTTTATTCAGCACAAGCGCGAACTTGCGAAGAAAAGATACGAGCGAGACAAGTTGAATCCCAAACTGATGGCTCGCCGAACGGGCTGGCGCAAAAAATGGAGAGAAGGGGTTTTTTCTGATTCCGAGAGGCTGGCACTGCAAAGAAAGAAGCGCGCAAAGTATGCCCGCGTAAAAAGAAAAACCGACCCAATGTTTCGCATGGCGTCACACTTGCGCGCCCGTCTTTGCTCTCTTTTGTGCGGCAAATCAAAACAAGCTCCGACTCTGGCGCTTATCGGGTGCTCTTTAGACGCTTTGCGTAAGCATTTGGAGTCGCGTTTTGATAGGCGCATGAATTGGGACAACTACGGAAGCTATTGGCACGTTGACCACATTGTTCCGCTTTGCGCTTTTGATCTTTCAGACGGAAGGCAGCTTGCCTTGGCAATGAACTGGCAAAACCTTCAACCTCTTGAGGCAATAGCCAACAAGAGCAAAAACGGCAAAATCACGCATCCTCAACTTCATTTGCCGCTATTGCAGGCTTGATGATGTTCCCGTATTCGGCCAGCGCCAGAATCATTAATTCGCAGTCGAGCATATGGTTTGGCCTGCGCCCGATCTGTTTCCAGATGTAGTTCTCGCGGCCCGTGAGCGGCGAGCGTTTGACCACCTTGCGGTGCGCGTCGAGGTGCGCTTTGTATTCCTCGCTTGCGTCAGCGGCCACCGTCCACGCGGGGCCTTTGCCGCCGCGCAGCCATTCAAGCACATCCTGCGCGGCGGGTGACGAGAACAGCATGAGGAAATAGCCGCGCCGATACGGCTTGAGGACGGAGATGGCTTTGCGGAGCGTCTTACCGAATTTCACGCCGTAGCCGTCCGCGCGGTCTTCGCCCTTGGCCGGGATGTAGCGATTGCGGAGGCAGACATCCAGCACCTCGTCGGTGCGAAAGCCTGAGTCCACCACCACGAGCTTTGCCATCGTGCCGCCGATGTTGCGTTGCTGGTCAAGGCCGAGTTCCTGCACCTTAAACTCCAGATCCGCCCAGGTGGTGAGTCGGCCTTCGTCCACAAGTTTGCTGCTGCCGTCTTTGGCGAAGGCGCGACAGGCGAAGTAGAAACAATCCTGCTGAACGTCCACGGCCATGATGCGGGCGGTGCCTTCTTCGGGCTCGGTGCGGAGGTTGTATTCGCCAACGGTGAGCGGGCGGGATTCGTCGGTCATGGCATCTTCCCACGGCTCGGCGAGGATGCTGTTGACGAAATCTTGCAGGCCCATGAGCGAGGACTTGTCTTGCAGGAATTTCACGGCCAGCGCGCCGAAGCTGCGGCGAACCGAGTAAAGCGCGGACAAGTGGTAGCTGCGATGCCCCGGCAATGCGTTGGCGTTCTCCGCGCGCCATTCCCCTCCCCGCAGCATCTTGGTTTTGAGTGCGTCGGTGATATGGCCGTTGCAATGCGGACATTCAAGGCGGGCGGTTTCGCGGACGCGCTTCAGATCCCATTGGTTTTGGTCAATGCGGGCGTCATCGTCCCACTTCATCATCGGCCACGAAAGCAGGGTCATCTCGCCGCAATGCGGGCACGGCAACCAGAAGCGGCGCTGGTCGCCTTCTAGCCACGCCTTCCAGATCGAGCCTTCCTGAGTCGTGGGGGTGCTGGTCATCACGATGAGGTGCATCGGGAAGGACGCGACACGCTGGACGGCAAGCTGCACGGCAGCGGCTTCCTGCTTGGTCTTGGTTTTGTATTTGTCCACCTCGTCCAAGCAGAGAAGCGAGATGGAGCGGCCCGCGAGGTTGCCGGGGCTGTTGCTGCCGATGAACCAGAGATGCATCCGCGCAAACGCTTGGTCGAGGTTCTTGAATTTGTCTTTGTTGCGCGGGAGTTGAGCGCGCAAAACCTCGTTGTCATCAATCATCACTTGCCAGCGCGACTCGCTGAAGCTCTGGGCGTTGGTTTGAGTATCAAGCACCCACAGCGCGGGAGCCGGGGCGCGGACGAGGCGGTAGGCCATGCCTACTTGGATGGCCGTGCTCTTCGCCAC